TTGGCCTTGGTGAACCGAAAGCACCGGGAAGAAAGCCTCGACCGTTGCAGCTCGTCCGGCACAGACTGCTTCGGCGGCTTGGATTCAAGGTGTATGTGATTGACGACACCCGGCAGATCGCCGTGATTCTAAACGAGATTGGAGGTGATGCTCTATGAAGTTCATACCGCACGATTATCAGCAGTACGCCATCGACTTTATCAAGAGGCATAAAACTTCCGCTGTACTCCTCGATATGGGACTTGGAAAAACGGTGATTACGCTTACAGCTCTCAATGACTTGCTCTTTGACCATTTTGAGATTTCTCGCGTTCTCGTTATCGCACCGCTTCGTGTGGCACGGAACACATGGCCGCAGGAGATCGGAAAGTGGGAGCATTTGAAACATCTCCGATACTCCGTGGCAGTTGGAACAGAGAAAGAGCGGTGGGAGGCTTTACGCAAGTCTGCTTCTCTCTACATCATCAACCGCGAGAACGTGCCATGGCTCGTGGAGAAAACAGACTTCACCTACGATGCCATCGTGATTGACGAACTCTCGTCCTTCAAGAATTGGAGCAGTAAACGCTTCAAGGCACTCATGAAGATTCGCCCCTTGGCGAAGAGAGTCATCGGACTTACGGGAACGCCGTCCGGCAACGGCTTGATGGACTTGTTCGCAGAGTTCAAGGTTCTGGACATGGGGCAGCGTTTGGGGCGGTTCATCACGAAATATCGGCAAGATTACTTTGTGCCGGACAAGCGCAACGGGCAGGTGGTGTTCTCCTACGTTCCCTTGCCCGGAGCCGAGGAGCGGATCTACGAGAAAATCTCCGACATCACCATCTCCATGAAAGCCGCCGATCATCTGAGGATGCCCGCGCTGATCGAGAGCGAATATACGGTGACTATGAGCACTTCTGAGCAAAAGATGTACGCCTCGATGTGCGAGCAGTTGGTTTTGCAGATGAAGGGTGATGAGGTGACGGCGGCAAATGCCGGAGTGTTGTCCGGGAAACTCGCGCAAATGGCAAACGGGGCAGTTTACACTGACGATGGAGCTACGCTGCATATACATGACCGCAAGCTCGATGCCTTGGAGGACATCATCGAGAGCATGAACGGCAAACCGCTCCTCGTGGCGTATTGGTTCCGACATGACGCAGAGCGCATCGAAAAGCGCGTGCCGTGCGTCCGACTGGATACGGATGATGCAATCGCCCGATGGAATCGCGGAGAAATCTCCGTCGCTCTCATCCATCCTGCAAGTGCAGGACACGGTCTTAACCTTCAGAGTGGCGGTTCGACCATGGTGTGGTTCGGCATTACATGGAGTTTGGAACTCTACCAACAGACCGTGGCACGGCTCTATCGACAGGGACAGAGCGCAAACACCGTGGTGGTGCAGAACATCATTGCCAAGGGCACGATTGACGAGAGAATCCTCCGTGCCTTGAAACGGAAGGAAAAGACACAGATGGCACTGATTGAAGCCGTCAAAGCGGAGGTATCATCATGAACTATGAGATTCTGGCAAATGCCATCGTCGAACAGGCGGCGAAAGACTATCGGTGGGCACAAACGGCTCTTGCCAAAGACGCAGAGAATGTTGCAGCGACAGCGATGCGCTCTGAGACGGAGCGGTTCTTCCGTTCTGCATGGTTCGGACAGCTGACCAGTCTGGACGGAGAGTGGCTGCTTGAAAAGTTGGAGGGGGAATTTGCATGACGGCGAAAGAGTATCTGAGTCAGGCATGGAACATTGACCGACGCATCAATGATAAGGTCGCCCATGTGTCGCGGCTGCGTGACATGGCAACAAATGTGAGCGCCGTCATCAGCGACATGCCAAAGAGTCCAAGTCCGAACAATCAGCGGATGGAGACCATCATTGCTCGGCTGACTGACACGGAAGATGAGATCAATGCGGACATCGACTGTTTGGTTAATCTGAAGCTCGAGATCATAAATACGATCTGGCAGGTTGAAGATGAAAATGCTCAGATGGTACTAGAGCGTCGCTACCACAGCTTCAAACCGTGGGAAGAGATTGCAGCCGATATGAGCGTCAGCATTCGGTGGGTATACAAGATTCATGCGAAGGCACTGGATGAAGTTGAAAAAATTTTGGAAAAAAGACAGCAGAGTTCATCCGAGTTCACATAAGTTCATAGGGTTGACAGTGATATGATAGACTCAGCAAGAATAGGATATGGAATCAGCCTTCTCGGAGAAGCAATTCTCCGTGAGGGCTTTTTTGATGGAGGTGAAGCAATGCCGAGAAAGCCGAAGCGACCCTGCCGCATGACAGGATGTCCGAATCTCACAGATCGAAAGAGCTGTTACTGTAAGGCACACGAGAAAGTCATGCAGCGACACTACGAGAATTTCACGCGTGGGTACGATCAGCACGAGCGGTATGGCAGCGTATGGCGCAGGATCCGTGACCGACATTTGGCAGGGCATCCGATCTGCGAGAAATGCAAAGAGCAGGGGAGATATGTTCTCGCAACGCTCGTCCATCATATCAGACCTCTTGCTGACGGCGGCACACATGACGCGAGCAATTTGATGTCGCTCTGCGCATCATGTCATGAACGGATTCACCAAAGAAAAAAGCCGTCCTAAATGGACAGCTCATTCATCAAATATATCTGCATGAGTTCCGGTCTCGACGAGGGTCAAGGTTAGGATGTCATTTTCAACGAGGTAAACCAACAGCCAATCTGCCTGAATATGGCACTCGCGAAAGCCCGCCCAGTTCCCGTGGAGTTCGTGGTCGCGGTACTTGGCATCAAGTTTGCGCCCTTGCCTTAACGCATCGACAACATCGTCCAGTAGCTTGAGGTTCAGGCCGCGTTTCTTGGCACGCTTGTAGCTTTTCTTATAAGCGGTGGTGAACTTGATGTGATAGGTCATTCTTCCAATGCCCTCTTCAAGTCATCCATGTTGTCATAGCTAGGGACGTTTGGATCGCGAGAGATTCTTCTTGCTTCTTCCATAGCGCTCAAGGTGCTTTGCTTATAACGGGGCATTTCGATAGAAAATGGGATACCCCCACGAAGGACACACTGATGAAGAAACATATTAACGGCACCGGACATATCCAGACCAAGTCCGGAAAACAACGCACCAGCCTGTTCTTTTATGTTTCGGTCAATTCTTATTTGAGTAGGGACAGTTGACATAATGAGCACGCTCCTTTCTTTTAGAAACAGTATAGCTTGTTAGGTTTACGATGTAAAGCAAAACATATACTCGTGACTAGGGAGGGGGCGGTCAAATCTCTAAAACCGCGCCGCTACTGGACCGGGGAGGGGGCGCACGCACAAAAACACCGGTTCAAACGGGGTATTAAAGGAATGGGGGCGAGAAGATGGCGCGTGACGGCACAAATCGCGGAGGGCGGCGTATCCGGGCGGGAGATAAACCCGAAGCACTGGTGGACAAGATTGCGGGCGGGCGCACAGCGCACATCATGGAGTTCCCAATGACAGAACTGGACGGCACAGACCTTGTGGATGCCGCTGACCTCTACGGTGAGGAGATGCCAACTCCGAGTGAATTCCTGTCTGCACGGCAGAGGAACGGAAAGCCGCTCGGTGCGGATGAGATTTTTCGTGAAACATGGCTGTGGCTCAAGGAGCGCGGCTGTGAGCGGCTCGTGAATCCGCGTCTCATCGAAAGCTACGCACAGGCATTTGCCCGCTTCATCCAGTGTGAGGAAGCAATGAGTCAATATGGGCTCATCGGCAAGCATCCGACCACAGGCGGCGCGATTGCAAGCCCCTTTGTCCAGATGGGACAGGCATTCCAGAAGCAGTCGAATCTGCTCTGGTATGAGATATTCGACATCGTGAAGCAGAACTGCACGACTACATTCGTCGGCTCTCCGCAAGAGGATCGCATGGAGCGTCTGCTGCGTTCGAGAAAGTAAGGAGGGAAGTCATTTGAACAACACAATATCGGAGATGAAGCTCGTTCCAATCAGTAAACTCGTTCCGTATGCCAACAACGCACGGACGCATTCGCCCGAGCAGATCAACAAGCTGCGCGGCAGTCTGCGCGAGTTTGGATTCGTCAGTCCCGTCATCATCGACAAGGACTACGGCATCCTCGCAGGACACGGGCGCGTTATGGCTGCGCGGGCAGAGAACATCGAGCAAGTTCCATGCGTATTCGTCGATCATCTGACGGAGGCGCAGAAGAAAGCGTACATCCTCGCGGACAACCGTTTCGCACTCGACGCAGGATGGGATGAAGATATGCTGCGCGTTGAGATGGAAGCCCTGCAAGGCATGGACTTCGACATCTCGCTCACGGGCTTCGACGAAGCGGAAATTGCAAACCTGCTCTCTCCGGATGACGGCGAAGCGCAGGAAGACGACTTCGACGTGGATGCGGAACTCGCAAAACCCAGCGTCGCCAAAACAGGGGATGTCTGGCATCTCGGCAAGCACCGTGTTATCTGCGGAGATTCCACTCTCCCGGAGACATACGAGCGGCTGCTCGGCAGTGAGAAAGTCAACCTTGTCTGTACGGACCCGCCGGATTTTGTGGCTCTGGAAAGTTCCTCCGGGACGACAA